ACCTCTTTACAACTTGTTTAACTACTACTGTAGTGGTTGTAGTGGTTGTATTAACCTCTTCTTGTTCAGAGAAATCAGTACGTAACCCAAGATTAAGCTCAAAGAAATGCATAGTTAGCAAAGCCTTTTGCTTATTACACTTGAATGTTTTCTTAATCAAGGGTAAAGCTTTTCTACGCCATTCTTCTTCTTGTTCTGGTGTCAATGAATAAACACGATACCATTCTGGTGTGTTCATAGCATCTTCATAAGTGAGACCTATCATCTCCATTTGCATAGTGACCAACTTCCTGTTGATCTCTTCGCGTTGTTTTTCTGTACCTGCCATTAAAATAATGATAATTGGTTTGGTGCTACATATGGCCTTTTCTTACCATTGTAACTGATTTTGTTAATAATCTTTTCTGCTCTCTCTATATAATAAGAAAAGTTAATATTATCTAGAGAATGATCTGATGTCAAGTGATTACACACAGTCATAAGCCACTCACCTGCTTCAACCTGTGACACTGGTGCTGCTCCTGATGTAGAGTCTGCGTTCTTAACCTTTAAGAGCTTTTCTCCTGTGTTAGAGACGTAAAACCTAATAAGTTTATTGTAGATCGTTTTCTTTCCATTAGAAAGTCCTTCGAAATGGAAATCACGTGTAGCTCTTTGACGCATAGCGAAATCAAATATATTTCTGTGATTGCGAATGGTGTCATCAACAGGTATACCATTAATGAAGTACTGTTCAAGAGCAATAGGAACAATCCTAGCAGACTTATTTTTATGCAACTCAAAGTCAGTGAGAAAATCGCCTTTCTTCTTGATTTCTCCATCAGTTTTAATCGCAAGGTAATCGTTGACAGTCGAGAATATAATCTTTGTGTAATCTGTTCTTTCGAGCTCATATCTAGTTAGTTGTGACCACCACTCATTAATCTCGTAATGCTTGGCAATGTCTGTTTTCTTAATTCTAATGGTAACACCATCTGTGTTTGCTGATATTACATGTATGCCAGCTAGTTCATACGCTTCAATAAGCATAAGCAAGCTAAGCTCTCCAGTAATAGTAGTGAACATAGTAAGTTGTCTATCGTAGATCCACGACTGCATATCAGAAGACTTACCATATACAGAATTGACAGCAAGCTTAAGAGCCCCAACAATACCTTTAATGCGTTTGTCTTTCTTAGCTTGTGGCTTAAGTTCAAGACGACGCTCAAACATTTTAACATAACCATTAAGAAACTCTTTACCAAGATGTGCAGGATATTTACCATTATTGATAATAATAGCAGGATAATAACTACTAACATCCCAATCAATAATTTCATATTCATCATCAGCTTCGAAGACCTCAGGCTTATTCTCAGTGTGGAGACCACCCTTCGCAAACGTGTACGTGTTGCCATAGAATTCTATACTTTCTTTAAAATCGTCATTTAGTGCTAAGACTAGGCTCTTCATACGCTTTAAGAACTCTTGCAGCTGTGGCGTTTCAAACTTCACATACTTTGCAATACAATACTTAACGTTTATGTTCTTCCTGAAATATCCCTTGCGTGGTAAATCACTTAACATGATACGCTTCTCCTCGCAATAGTATTTCTTAATCATCTCATCACCAATCTTACTATCAGAGTAATTAAGACATGGTATACCAAACTCTTCTTCGATATCTTGTCTCAACTCTATCTGATTGTTGCCTTTGTACAATGGATGATCGCATTCACCTATGGTTATTTTATAGAACTCATAGGTAGCCATCACGTCATTAGTACAATAGTCTCTTGTTAACTCTATGTCTTCCTTTGTCATGTTAGTCTTACTGTGATGTATGGGCATCTCTTCAATGTTCTCAAGATCCATCTCAAACTCAAGACGTTTAAGGCTAACCATACGATTCTTATTATCATAGTGATTAACCTTAAACAAGTCTATCTGTTTCATTGTAAGCTCATGCTCTCTATATTCAGAGAACACTTCATAGTTAGCGTCATGGATTACATCTTGAGCCTTCTGTGCAATAGCTGCACATATCTCTAATCCAGTCCACTCATGCCAAAAGTCATAGTTACGCAAGACCCACTCAACCACTTGGGCATCGAATCGCAAGTTGTTATAGCCTACCCAGTAATAATCTGGATGCTCACTAATAAACTTAACCATCATGTCTAGTGTGTTGTGCCACTGACTCACCATGAACTCGTGAGTCTTGTCCTCCTGTGGATCGTAGACATTTACAAGAAAGAACTCTTGCATTGTCTCGATGTCATAAATTAGTACTTTCATCTCCCTGTTTCTACTATCCATCCTGTAAGGATGTATTTTGTTGTTGTGTGACTTACTTGACCTCTGTGCGTGTATGTCCAATCTGCAGGAAAGAATACAAGTTTACCTTGCTCAGCCTTTTCTGTGTGCTCTTGATACATGAACTCTGTACCACCATCTGGTACATCATTTAGATATATCATCCATACAAATACTCTGATATCTGATGGTCTTTGTTCAGAGTGCCATTTCTTAAACCCTTGACCTGGTAAATACTTTTGCAAGTTGAACTCATCTATTTCTAGATTAAACTCATGCAATATCTCAAACTTATATTTGTAATCACTAATACAGTCAGTTAGTTTATCTATAACTATATCAATTAGATCACCATAAGCACGTTGAATGAATTGCTTTTCACCTAAATGAAAACAAAAGTCTGTTGATTCTTTTACAGATAAATTGACAATACTATTGCCAACAAATCCCTCACGATACTTATCTGGATGTGATTCAAATACATCAATTATACCATTACACTGTTCAGGCGTTAATATCTTCTTAGTGTAAATAAAGTTTGGACTTACCATCTTTCAATGAATTTAAAGTTACCTGAGTTAATTAGATAATCATGAGCTTCTTTGTCTACCATCTTTAGCTGTGCTAGTCCAAGTCTAAACGTTAATAGTCTATCCTCAAGCATAGCATTACGCTGCACTAATGAATCGTTTGCAAAATGCAAACTATCACACTTAGAAATAACAGGTTCTGGTACATATACTTGTGGTTGTTTATTATAGCTTACTACTAATGTAGTTACTATTACACCAATAAAGGCACCAATATACATCTTTACCATGACTCTAGTGCTGTTCTGGGCTTGTTAGTCTTAATCTCTTTCAATCCCCATTTCTCAAGATAATTCTTCTTACTACGTACATGCTCAAGATGTAGCTCTCTATCTACAGATGCATACACATTGATGATAGCTTTCACAACTTCTGGTGATTCTATCTCTAGTTGTTGGTTATTCATAGCTTATAAAAATTAAGGCAGTCACCATTACGATGACTGCCATGATTAATTACACTTCAATAGTGAGATACTTTAACAATGTACCACCAGCTTTAACTCGTGCCTTACTAGTAGCACAGTAAGAAAGAATCTTACCAGACTTACTACGTATGATGTTAACATGCACAGTTGTAAGCTTAGGACGTAGATATAGATCTCTGCTATCAGGATTACCTGTTTGAAAGTATGTACCATCTATATTCCAGTTAGTAGCAGTGTTAATACGCCCATCGTTGTAAAATCCAAATATAGTGTCACGTTCCTCGTCGATAGCAACGATTTCTACTTCATTACCATTAACAAGTTCTACACTATACTGACCAGTTTTGTAATCTTCCAAATTAAATTTTTTCTTTGACATTTTATGATTGTTTTAATAGTTACACTTCTAATTTGCTTTATACACTGCATAAAAGCCCTTTGCAGTTTTACGTATCATCAATCTATTATGACACTTGGAACAAACTGTTCTGCGTATGTCTTTGTCCTTCAATAAGAAATTAGCATCTCTCATCTCAAGCTCATGCTGACAATACACACAGTTCATTCTGTGTTGTTTGATTGTTGGTCTACGTTTATCTTTCTCAAGCTTATTATTACCTGGTATATACAAACCAATTAAACCTTTTTTCGTTACTCTGACACGATTACGTTCTTTACAACTGTCACATACAAGAGGCATACTGTCTTTAGCATACTCCCTGTACTTCACCATTAGTAAATCTTTATCATGTTCATGACCACATCTTACACATGTTGTTTGATGTGTGTTTCTGTACCTACCAGCCATCACTAGATATTTGATCTTCTTCGACTTGTTCTTGTACAAAATCCCAATCTATCCACTCTGGAGTCTCCATATCATGAGCTGGTTGCCCACAATACGATATCATCTTGACAGTGTCAAATGTATACTCTTCATCATCAGGCTCATCATATGAACCAGACTCATGAAAATATCTCCACTTGACCATAATATCACAATAGATATCATCTTTATCAGGATGATAACACTCCACAATGGTTGTACCACTGTTCCTTGTTACTCTACCCATTACTTGTGAATAATAATTTTATCCTGAAATAACTTGACATCTCCATTCATTGTTAGTTCCACTGAAAATTGGCCAGGTAACATCTGTCTAATGAATTGACGTTCAATAGGCTGCATAATACTACTAACTACCATCCATCCAATTTGCTCTGGTGATGCTATCACCTTACGTAAAAACGTTTTGTCATGGGCTTCGTTGTGATATGTGCCTACCATGTTCTCTTCAATAGAGAATGTTAAATCACCAAGATTGATTGGATCATTAGTTACAATAAATGGTGTGTCATTACTAGTGAATACTAGTGTCGCTTGTTTTAGATTCATGTCTAACGTGTCTTTTAAGTTCTGATTTTAAATGAGGCTGCTCAATAGCTGGTCTAGATTTGATATCCATAGTAGTTATTGATTGAGGAACCAAATATAAAAAACTAAACAGTCTAATACAATAATATGCTATTACCACAGTTACTAGTAATGCGTACAAAGTTTCTTTTGTCTCTTGTTTCATTTTATTCTAATATAAGTTTCCTTTTGCTTCATGTCTTGTAACTTCCAAGCATCAATTAGCATAATAGCACTATGTTTGTCGAAGTATGTATACCAGTGATCTTTCCATGTAATTCCCTGTCGACGCATAGGAATATAAACATCCTTACCATCGTGACGATGTACCACACGTATCTTATACGTTGAACACGCTGTTACACTGAATAACAACACTAGTAATAACTTCTTCATAGCATTAGTCTATTAATTTAGAAATAAAACTACGCTCTACTTGATCTTCTACATTCTTACGTGCACGATCAGCAGCAATGTCTAACTCTGT